CTTTCCGAGGCAGATGCTCAGTGACAAGCAAAAGACTACTGAGTGGAGAAAGCAGTGTGTAGCATGGGCTGCTAATAGGTCATTCTTAACTTATCAGCCTATTACAAAGTCATGCATTCAGAAGCGTATTAACTATGACTTGCTTGAGGGTAAACTGCACATGCCAGACCTCCAGTTAGTCCTCAACCCTTATAAGCTGGATGCAGAGTTTATTCCTGATAACATTCAACACTATCCTATAATGAATAGTAAGTTGAATGTCCTTGTTGGTGAAGAGCTACGTAGGCCATTTGACTATAGGGTAATCATCACTAACCCAGAGGCTATAAGTGAGCTTGAGGAGAACAAGAGAAAGGCAGTTCAGGATGCTATTACTCAGTGGATTCAGGACACTTCTATGGATGAAGAGGAAGCTGCACGTAGACTGGATGAAGAAGGGGAATACTTTGAGTACGACTATCAAGATTTCCTTGAACTTCAGGCTAATGAGTATCTGAACCATTTCAGGATTGAGCAGAACTTCCCACTGTCATTCTCTAAGGGATTCCAAGATGTATTAGCCAATGCAGAGGAAATATATCAATGTGACATTGATTATGGAGAGCCAGTAATGGTTAAGCTGAATCCATTGAATGTTCATCCATTCCAATCTGGTAACTCAAGTAAGATAGAAGATGCCGATGTAGTCATTATTGAAGAGTACTGGAATCCAAGTAGGATTATTGATACCTATGGAGAGGATCTCACACAGGCTCAGATTAAGGCTATTGATGAAATGCCTTATGGTAACGGAGGTCTTGTAGAAGATGGAATGGGACATTATGACCCACGTCTTGCTTTTGTGAACCGAGCTATAGCTGGACTTACATTTGATGCAAGTGGTTCCGATTTCTTCTCTTCTACTGGAGGTTATGGACGTGTTGCTTCAGAGCCTTATGACATGGAAGGCAATATTCGTGTACTCCGTGTTTACTGGAAATCCAAGAGGAAGATTCAGAAAGTTAAGAGGTACAATAGAGAGACTGGAGCTGTTGAGTATAGTTACTTCACTGATAAGTATGTACCTGATACAGTTATGGGTGAGGAAAGCAAGTCTCTGTGGGTAAATGAAGCTTGGGAAGGAACTCTCATTGGCGGTAACTTCAATCCTCATGGTAACTATAATAAGGATACTCTGGAAGGTGGTATCTTCGTAAGAATGAGACCAAGGCCAGTACAATATACTAAGATGTCACACCCCGGTAAGTGTCACTTTGGTATCATTGGTCAAATCTACAACATGAATACGGATAAGCCATTCAGTCTTGTAGATATGATGAAACCATATAATTACCTATATGATGTATTCCATTATAGGCTGGTAGATGCAGTAAGCTCTACATGGGGTAGTATGCTGGAATATGATGTAGCAAAGAGACCTACTGGATGGAGTACAGATAAGTGGATGTACTTTGCAAGAGTAAACCACATGGCAGTTGTTGATAGTGCTAAGGAAGGTACAGGATCTATGGCTGGCAAACCAATTGGTGCTCTTAATAATGCTGGTAAAGGTATTATGTCAGCCAATGACGCTGCTTATATGCAATTCCTTATGCAGGCTTGTGAGTACATTAAGACTGAAATGGGTGAAATAGCAGGTATTAATAGACAGCGTGAAGGACAGATTGCTAACCGTGAGACTGTAGGTGGAGTAGAACGTGCCACATTACAGAGTTCTTATATCACAGAGTGGCTGTTTGCCCAGCATGATGATGTTAAGAAACGTGTCTGTGAGTGCTTTGTAGATACAGCTAAGGCAGCAGCTAAGGATAAGGGTAAAATCAAGTTCCAGTACATGACTTCTGAGAAGACCATGAAGACTATGGAAATTGATGGAGAACTCTTTGCCATGAATGACTATGGACTGGCTGTTGACTACAGTGGAATCTTTGCCAATATTAATGATAAACTTGAGGGTATGGCACAAGCTGCTATGCAGAATAGTGCTATTGAACTTAGTGCTATGATG